GAGGGTACTGCCGGTGTCGTCGTTTACGATGATAAGCTCACCTACAGCCATCATGCGACAGACCCTGCTTGCGGAAAACTGCTCAACGCCTTTGACCTCGTGCGTATACACAAATTTGCTTATGACGACGAGAAAAAGTCCTTTGCCGCTATGACGGATTTTGCAATAAAGGATGATGCCGTGAAGTCGCAGCTTGCGACGGAGCGCATGGAACAGGCAAACGCCGACTTCTCCGATGCCGATTGGCAGAAGGCTCTGGTGCTGGACAAACAGGGACACGTCAAGGATACGCTCGACAATCTCGTACTTATCCTGCGCCATGATGAGGCTCTGCAGCATATCGCGTTCAACTGTCACCGTGATGGCATCGACGCAAAGGGCGGTCTGCCGTGGGAGCAGCTCAAAGAAGGCTGGAACGACTCCGACAACGCTGCGCTCAAGGTGTATCTGTCAAACACGTACGGCCTCTATTCACCTACCAAGACGAAGGATGCTGTGTTGGCGGTCGCTGCTGAAAAGGCATATCACCCCATAAAGGAGTATCTGGAGGAACTGCCCGCTTGGGATGGCACTCCCCGCGTGGAGACGCTGTTCATTGATTACTTCGGCGCGGCGGACACTACTTACACAAGAGCGGTCAGTCGCAAATCTATGGTGGCGGCGGTCGCTCGAATCTATCACCCCGGCACAAAGTTTGACAGTGTTCCAATATTGAACGGACCTCAGGGCATCGGAAAATCGACCTTCTTTGCAAAGCTGGCTGGCGAGTGGTTTTCGGACAGCTTGACTCTTACGGATATGCGCGACAAGGCAGGACCCGAAAAACTGCAGGGCTATTGGATACTGGAGCTTGGCGAACTTGCCGGAATGCGCAAGGCAGATGTCGAAACGGTGAAGTCCTTCATCTCCCGTGTGGACGATAAGTATCGCGCCAGCTACGGCGTAAGCGTGGAAAGCCATCCGAGGCAGTGTGTCATTGTCGGATCGACAAATGCGGAATCCGGCTTTCTTCGAGATATCACCGGCAACCGCCGCTTCTGGCCTATTCCAGTCAGCGGTAGCTCCCGTAAAAAGGCATGGCAGATTACGAAGGATGAAGTTGCTCAGATTTGGGCTGAGACGCTGGTGCTCTATCGCCGAGGCGAAAAGCTCTACCTTGAAGGCGAAGATGCTGTGCTGGCAGTCGCGGAACAGGCGGATGCTATGGAGACAGATGAGCGCGAAGGGCTGGTGCGACAGTACCTTGATACCTTGCTGCCGGATAACTGGGACGAGCTTGACATTTTTGAGCGCCGCAACTTTTTGAATGGCACTGGTGTTGCTGACATCGGCAAACAAGGCACAGTACAGCGCAAGCTGGTATGCAATCTGGAAATCTGGTGCGAATGCTTCGGCAAAGACCCGTCAGCACTAAAGAAGGTGGACTCCTATGAACTCGGCTCTATCATGCAAAAACTGGAGTCTTGGGAGAAGTACACTGGAACAAGACAAGGAACAAGCAACTTCACCCACTACGGAAAACAGCGAGCTTATTCCAGAAAGTAACGGAACGAGCAGACTCGTTCCCGCGCTTGTTCCAGTGCTTGTTACGGCTTAATCCCTTATAGAATGGAGGTTTTCGGGCATTGCGGAACAAGAGAACAAGAATTTACCTATTGGTATCTATCATAAAAAAAGAGGTAGTAAAGGAACGCAAATATTGGTGCGTGCGCGTGTATAGGAAATGTTGTTCTTCTTGTTCCGCTTGTTCCGGCAGAAAAATATGAGAGAAAAAACGATAGAACACAAGTTGACAATCGCGGCAAAAAACATGGGAGGCATCGCGCTGAAGTTCGCAAGTCCGGGTTTTGACGGAATGCCTGACCGCATCGTACTTTTGCCGGACGGTCATATTGGCTTCGTGGAAGTAAAGTCAATGGGCTGCAAGCCGCGACCGCTTCAATTAGCAAGACACCGGCTCCTGCGAGGAATTGGCTTCAAAGTATACGTGCTGGACGATGAACAGCAGATTGGAGGGATTCTTGATGAAATACGAACCACATAACTACCAGGTCTTTGCTATCAACTACATCGAGGAGCACCCAATCGCCGCTGTCCTACTGGACATGGGGCTTGGCAAAACGAGCATCACGCTTACCGCGCTAAATGATCTGCTGTTTGACAGCTTCAAGGCGCATCGCATTCTGGTCATTGCACCACTGCGAGTAGCACGGGATACATGGCCTGCTGAAGTAGATAAGTGGGATCACCTGCAGGGCCTCATCTGCTCCGTGGCAGTCGGCACTGAGGCAGAACGCCGGTCAGCACTTTTAAAGCCCGCCGACATCTATATCATCAACCGCGAAAATGTCCAGTGGCTCATTGAGGACAGCAAGCTGCCGTTTAGCTTCGACACCGTTGTAGTGGACGAACTTTCCTCCTTTAAGAATTATCAAGCAAAGCGGTTCCGGGCGATGATGAAAGTCCGACCGACTGTTAAACGCATCATCGGGCTGACCGGCACTCCTTCCGCAAATGGTCTTATGGATTTATGGGCAGAGTTTCGGCTTCTGGATATGGGTGCTCGGCTCGGACGGTTCATCAGCCACTACCGGCTTGAATACTTCCAGCCGGACAAGCGTAGCGGGCAGGTCATATTCAGTTACAAGCCACTACCCGGAGCGGAACAGCGGATATATGACAAAATCTCCGACATCACCATCAGCATGAAATCCACCGACCACCTAAAAATGCCGGAGCTGGTCAGCAGTGAATATACTGTCCACCTGTCCGACGAGGAGCGCCAGCGTTACGATGAGTTAAAAAGCGATCTCGTGTTGCAACTCCCTAATGGCGAAATCACAGCGGCAAATGCTGCCGCTCTCACCGGCAAGCTGTGCCAGATGGCAAACGGCGCTATTTATACTGACGATGGTAGCACCATCACGATTCACGACCGAAAGCTCGATGCGCTGGAGGACATCATCGAAGCCGCCGGTGACAAGCCGCTTCTGGTGGCGTACTGGTTCAAGCATGATCTTGTCCGTATCACCGAGCGACTGCAAAAGCTCCACGTCCCATACTCCAAGCTGGACAGTGCCGAAAGCATAAAACGATGGAATGATGGTGAGCTTCCCGTGGCGCTGGTACATCCCGCCTCTGCCGGTCATGGGCTAAACCTGCAAAGCGGCGGTTCCTGCATCGTCTGGTTCGGGCTGACCTGGTCGCTGGAATTATATCAGCAGACCAACGCCCGCTTGTGGCGACAGGGACAGAGTGCCAAAACGGTTGTGGTGCAGCACATCGTTACCAAAGGCACTATCGACGAACGCATCCTGAAGGTGTTATCCAAGAAGGACAGCACACAGGCTGCGTTAATCGAAGCGGTAAAAGCCGATCTGCAAATCTGAGACAATCAACGACAATCCGTGCCAATCCGAGAGAAATAAAACATCGGAGGTACAGATTATGGATACACCTTATGAAAATCTTGCAAACGCCATCATACTGCAGGCGGTTAAGGACTATCGACTGCATGACGATGAAAAAGAGCTTGCCAGCATCGAGCGCTTCTTCCGTTCCGGCTGGTTTAACACGCTTACAAGCATCGACCCTGAAATGCTGATTGCCAAGCTGAGAAAGGAGAAGGTGCGCTATGAATACTAAGACCTACCTTTCACAGGCTCGTTATCTGGATATGCGTATTAAGTCCAAGCTCCAGCAGGTTGACTCTCTGAACGAGCTGGCAACGACCTGTACATCTGTCTTGACGGGTATGCCGAGAAACCCCAGCGGCTCAACCTCCCGCATGGCTGACGCTGTATGTAAAATCGTTGACCTGCAGAACGACATCAACCGTGACATTGATACGCTTGTTGACCTTAAGAAAGAAATCATGGGCGTCATCAAAGCTGTGGTAAATCCGGAGCACCAGACCCTTTTGGAGAAGCGTTACCTCTGCTTCCTTTCTTGGGAGAAAATTGCGGTGGACATGGGCTACGACCTGCGTTATACACACAAGCTCCACATTCGGGCGCTGGAGGAATGTATTATCCCCGCTCATCCTGAAGTGGACACGAAAAGACACTGAAAGACACCTGCCTCTTATGATAGTATTATAATAGGAAAACAGAATCCAAGAGAGCCTTGTGGGAGCAATCCCGCAGGGCTTTTCTTATGCCCGCAAGGAGGTGAACCAATGCCCTACAAACCCAAACGTCCCTGTGCTTACCCCGGCTGCGGTCGGCTCGCTGAGCGTGAGCAATACTGTGCCGAGCACCAGAAGGTCATGGACAAACAGTACAACCAGTACGAACGCGACCCTGCATCCAATAAGCGGTACGGTCGTGCTTGGAAGCGTATCCGTGACCGTTACATCAAAGCGCACCCGCTCTGCGAGGAGTGTCAGAAGCAAGGCAAGCTGACGCCTGCCGAGCAAGTCCACCACATCCTTCCGCTCTCCAAAGGTGGTAGCAGCAGTGCCGACAATCTCATGGCGCTGTGCAAGGCGTGCCACTCCCGCATCACGGTGGAGATGTGTGATCGCTGGCACGACCGATGATTGGAGGAACAATGGAATACAAAAAAACCTGTGCTGCCTGTGGCAGCTTTTTTGTTACCCAAAACGAGAATCAAAGTTGTTGTTCTTCTGAATGCGGGCTGCAGCTCGGGCGGCGTAATAAAAAGAAATATTACACCTGCCAGTATTGTGGTGAGCAGTTTTGGAAGCCAGATGCTTTTCGTAAAAAATACTGCAGCAAGGAGTGCCAGATGGCCGCCAGAAGTGATGAGGCTATGAAACGTCACCTGAATCTGTCTCCGGCCTCTGAGCCGGAAGTATATCAGCGTGAGTGTTTGTGGTGCAAAGAACAGTTTGAAACGCCGTATCCGAATAAACTGTACTGTTCTCCTGAGTGCGCCTACGAAGGAAACAAGCGCATGAAACGACAGCAATGGGCTGACGAGTACGCACCACACATTTTTACCTGTTTAGAGTGTGGTTTGGAAGTCAAAACGGAATGTGGTGACAAACATTCGCTTTTCTGTTCGGAAAGGTGCATGGAGAAGTATCATTCGCGGATTTATAAAAAGCAGCGCAAGCAACAAATGCGGAGCGCTTGGGTAGAACCTGTGACTTTTGATGCTGTTTATTATCGCAGTAACGGCGTTTGTGGCATCTGTGGTTTGCCTGTTTCTTATGACAAATCACCATCTGATATCTGGGCGGCTACAATCGACCACATTGTTCCGTTGTCACGCGGCGGTAAACATGAGCTATCTAATTGCCAGCTTGCACACAGGCTATGTAATTCAACGAAGCAGGACGACATCGAAGACTACCATATTGATTGGGCAGAGAAAAATAAGTTAGACAATGGGAGATGGACAGATGCCCTCACGAAGTATTCTCTTCATACGAGAATGCAAGCTGCGCTATAGGCGGGCTGGGGTCAATCCATCCTGAAACTTAAAATTGAAGGACAGCGGCGTGGGGCTTCGTGTTGAAAAACGCAGTTTCAAAGGGTTGAATAGCCCAAGTTAAAAAGGAGTGTGATGAATATGGCGAAAGACGGTACCTGTCGAGGCGGTGCCAGAGTCGGTGCTGGCGCCAAAAAGAAGCCTCTCGCCGATAAAATATCCGCCGGTAATCCGGGTGGCAGGAAGCTGACGGTGATGGAGTTCACTGACGCGCCCGCGCTCGAAGGCTATGAAATGCCGGAGCCGCACAAGATGCTGTCGGCAGAGCAAAAGGACGGTACGACGCTTCCCGCTGGTGAAATATATAAAAACACATGG